CTCGTGCAGCTTTCTTAGGATTGAAAGCAATCTTAGTTACACCGCGGATTTGACCACGTGAGAAACCAGCAGGAGAGAACCATGCATCGGCAACGTTATCTGTGTTTGCACACAAACCAGCAATTGCACCTGAAGCTACAATCCAACGATATGTGTCATTGTACTTATCGTACACATATAAAGAAGTTGAATCGAATACTGCATAAGATGAAGAAGTAAGGGCATCGGCCCAAGCTTTCACGTTAGCAGCTGCTGAATCGTTATTAACTGTTACTGCAACGGCAGGGGAAACAAACGCAACACAATCTTTACGGCCTTCGGCAATAGCGATCATGTAGTTAGCCATAGTCACATCATCGTCAGCTGAAGTTTCAGGACCAATTAGCAAGTTTACGTCGACAGTTTCTGAATCGTCATACATGTCATAAGCTGTTGATAATTCGCCAACTGTTGGAGCGTCATCTGAAGTACCACCAGTAAGTGATACCGTGATTGCAGCAGAACCAGTAACGAATGCGGAACCAGCCGCGGCATTAACAGCAGAACCTGCATCAGTTAATGCTGAGGTGTGAGCACCCCAACGAACATATGCAGATGAGTTGTTAATTACGTTTGCGTAGTAGTTATCAGTACCATCAGCTGCTTTAGCATCTGAGGCTTGAGAGACGAATGCAAATGTTTCTAGTACTGTACCAGCGGCGCCAGTGATGGCTCCATCTTGGTCAAGAACTACAATGTGCATTTCATCAGCGGTATCACCACTATTTGCTACTGAATATGCAGAAGTACTAGGAATTGCATCAAAGCTAGAAGCATATGCCCATGCGGCAAAAGCTGTTGCATCTGCAGGGCAGACTGAAACTTGTAATGAGTTACCTAATACACCAGGAAAGCGAGCAAGGAATGTATCTGTACCACCGGGCGTTACAGATGCAAAATGCTCGTCGTTTTTAACCAAAAGGCCGGTACCAGAAGTAGTAGCGTTAAGGTTGCCTGTTAATGCACGAACTACGCGCAACGAATTGCCATACTGCAAGAACTGCGCAGCTGGATAGAAATATTTAGCGGTGTTTGCGTTAGGTTTGCCGAAAATATTAACTAGTGCTTGTTCCGAACTAACTGTTGTAATCTCTCCAACCGGGCCCCACTGGAATGCTCCAGCGATCGCGCCAATAGATGTAGATACAGCAGGAACAACATTAGTCAAGTCAGTTTCTTTTACCTGCACACCAGGTGAGACTTGAAATGCCATGTATTTTCCCCTTCATTGGAAATTAATAAGTTTTCATAATAAGATGTTTTCACTAGCATTATTTATATATATACAGATTTAGAAGAATACTTCCTTCTGTACGAACCATCTGTCTCCACCTTCTACGATGGATTCAACTTCTTCTATAATGCCATTGTCATAAACACCAAATGGGACTACATCGTTTTCAATCATTCTTTGTTGTTCTGCATACATCATACTCTTCATATCAATATCAGTCATTTCACCGAAGAAGGGAGTTGCAGCAAACCATCCAAATAGAACTAAGTTCATCATCAAGTCATCGTGATTACCTGTTGATGCTTCATAGGAAGAACCTGATGCTACGAATGTAGACATTTCTATGATTGTATCTTGATCAACAATAGATAATTGACTTTGTTCTACAAGATCTTTGATGTTTGAACAACCAATGCGCTTGACCTTTCTAGTCATAGTCACACCAATTGAGTTAGCTTTTATCATTGATTCAACGAACACATTTTCGTATTCTAAATCATAATATAAGCCATTACATACGACAGCGCCTTGGTCATTAGATTCAATGATTACATACGCGTCATTATATGTTTTAGCATACTTATATATGATGTCAGGAAATAGCAGTGGTGAGATCATATTATCTTTAAACACTGCAACTTGCTGAAAAGGTTTGGTTGTCACATCAATGATATTAAACGTAGATGAATCCATACCTCTGCCCTTTGCAACATCGACAAAGACCATATAGTCATGATGTTCTTCAGGCTTAACATATACCTTAACGTTATTCTGTGTAAAGATAGGATTCTGCGCCTGCATACCTAATAACGTATCGCCAGAGATTAAAGTATTACCTGTTCCATGGAACGTATTACCAAACTCTTGGTTGAATTGCAGTTCAGATGTATTAGCAATTGTTTGTCTTTTCCATTCAGCATCTCGACCTGGAACGTCCCACCAGTCAACTCTAAATGGTTTAAATTCGTTTGTACTTTGTACTGCACCTTCCCAAAGCTTATGGTATATATTACCTAAACCGTTTGCAGTAGATGTAATGATTACTTTTGTAGATTTACCACTCGACACCACTGGATAGGTGGAAGTATAAAACTCTGTTGCGTTTTCAACAAAGGCAAACTCGTCGAGGAATAGGAGATTGACAGACATGCCTCGAATGGACGATCCTGAAGTAGCAGCAGCGATGATGCGAGAATTATTAGAAAAGTCAATAGATCCTTTATTCAATGCTTTACACCCAGGCTGTAAGAAGAACGGCAGGTTCTCAAGCATTAATGTTACGCGAGCTAACATCTCACGTGCGGTTGCACCTTTGTTTGCTAGTATCGCAATTGTCTGTTCTGGATGAAACAGAGCGTACCATAGTAAATATCCCACCGATGAGATAGACTTACCAGATTGACGACACGCCAGTACTATAGAGAATCTGTTATCATCAAAATGAGAAAACATCTTTTCTTGATACGGGTATAAATCAAAATCAACTAAACCATGATCGAGATGTATTACCTTAAGATGTGTCTTTGCAAAGTATACGGGATCTCTAAGGCATCTTGTATACTCAGTGATTTGCTCTTGAGACCAAGCTTCCTGTACACCATCTCTTTTAACGTTAGGATTACCAAGGTAACCTAATTCGTTATTCTTTAGAGTCGCCATCAATAACTTTCATCTTATCTAGTAGCTTACGTTGAAGATCTGCAGTTGACCCTACGAAGATATTGTTTTGAGTCATACTGCCATCAGGCAACATGGGCGAATCCCTGTCCACTTTCTCAACTTTCTTTTTCTTCTCTTGCAACTCCATTAATCTATCTGCAACTTCAGCATTTTGCTTCATCATATTAGAAAGAACTTCAAACGCCCGTGGGTGTTCTGAATCACGAGCAAGTTCCATCATAAGCTCGATTGCTTCGTCACCCTTCTCTGCTAGACTATAATATTTAGCCCTTGCAAAGTCATAGTCATCTTTTACATCGCTCATTAATCATTCCATAATTCTTCAATAGCCGAAATTGGCGAAGTACTAGTAGATGTTCCGCCGCTTATTGTATCTGTAGTATTGAATATACCATTGACACTCTTAGCAGTTAATTTGCCTAACTTTACAGATACCACTACCGCAGTTGCACCTGAGTTATTAGCAGATATTGTTTCTCCAATTGTGAATGCGTTTACACCACCACTAATTGCACCGATCGTAAGTATCACACGATCTGGATCATTAGGCTGGAAGATTGTTTCCACTACAGTATGTGCATCTGCTTCTGCTGCGCTTAATGGATTAACATTAAGGTCTTGTCGTTCTAAAGGCTTAGTGCTAGCAGAGATTACATTATTATAATCTATATTAACTGTTTTAATCAAGCCCTGGCCACCAATACCACCATAAAAATTGACCTTTGTTTCAAAGTCTAAAGTATATATAATTACTCGTCGAGTAGCAAAGTCACCCTCATAGTCATCTGCTAACGCAACTGACTGAAGAACAAAGGGTTGATCTGATCTAAAAGTATTATCTACTTCCTTAATAGACACAGTATAATCTGGTTGAAAGAATGGTAGTATCTGTTCTAATATCTGTAAAGCATCATCCTGATTCTTTGCCATAATATTTAATGAAATACCAAGTGTATATCCTACAGGTCCAAGCACTGTCTTCATTCTATTATTATCAAGAGGATCTGGAAAGGTTTGCTTAATACCTTTTTGTAATTTAGTATTAGGATTATATGCTAGCGATGTTAATTCAAAAGACATGCGTGGCAATTTTAAAGCAATCTTTGGATCGTCTATATCTTTTTGTTGATCTAGTCGTGCAAGGAACTTTTGTTTAGGACCATACGCTAATGGAACCTTTACGATACTTTTTGCTGATCCATCCGTGCCTTTACGTAGCACATTAATGTCATTAAAGATCGTACCGAATACCGCTACAGTCCTGCGAATTGCTGCGTGATAAAAATGATTTCCGAACATTACGTTGCATCTCCAAACGGATTCGATTCAGAGAAATCTATAATATCATCTGCTTCATCCTCAAAGTTAAAGTTACGTGCACCAAGGTCATTGAGGAACGTACTATCTGTTGCAGAATTAGCAACATCGTATACTGCGGTTATTGTGGCAGTCGCACCTGAAGTAATACCTACTATTGAATTACCTACTGCGAACTGTTTATATTCACCGTCAGTTGTTTCTATTTGGTTTATAGTCATTGAAGTCAAAGTAAACGATATAATTTGTGCAGATATATTGACCTCTGCCACGACAGGAGTAACATCTACGCCTGATGCTGCTACTGAGATATACTTGATTCTTTCTCCAGCTTGGAACGTTCCTACTTTAGAACCGTATTCTATCTGCTCTTGATAACCGTGATCACTTTCTATTCCATCAAGTTCTGCGATACCGGTATTAAACTCTTCATCATTAAATTCAAACATTCTAGCCTGAAGTTTAAATACAGGAAGGTTGCTGAGTTGATAGAAAGGTGCTTCATGTTCTACAAAGCTAACTTCAAAGAATGTTTTAGATAGAGGAAGATATATTAAATCTCCTTCCATAGGTCGTTCACCGTTTATATCAGAGTTAAACATGCCTACAGTTTTTGACCATGATCTACGAGCAACAATGAATGTTACTTCGTCTCTAATCTCCATACCAAACTTAGCAAAGATATTACCTTCACCTTCAAACCCTTCAGTGTTTTCAATAAACATTTCAACGACGTTGGCAGTATTAAATTGTGATTCAGCGTCCTCACCCAAGATAAAATCGCGCTGCATAATCTTGCGTGGAAGGTAGTACACGTCCTGACCGTACATCTTTATGGACTCAATTATGATGTCCTCATACATGAACTGTTCAGTTGATACTTTTGGTGAAAAGAATACATTAGTTGGCATGATTTATCCCACGTAGAACTCAGGAGGCATCTCATATTTGAGTTGCATTTCTTCTTCAATAGCATTGATCTCTGTTACTGCATCGTCATATATCTGACGGCCGTTAAGAGTAACACCACCAGGAAGTTGCATACCTTCAAACTTAATTAGGTTTGCGCCCCACTGTTGCTTGATTAATGAAGTTGTATATCGTTTTAAAAGCATATCATTATATATTTCAGAATGTGTAGAAGGATCAACTATGCGATAAGCGTCAACTACAATGTAGTCATTAAGTGCTAGATCTGTTTCCCAATCAATATCAAGGAACAAACGATTCATATGACGACTGAATCGCATATGTTCAGGACCATTCATCATCATATCCATGGTAGCGAGATATGATTTAGTTTGTGCAAAGTTAGCAAGGTTGCCACTAAATCCTAAGGCATACATGTCATTGAGATGCATTTGATAGTTTGCATTAAACATACCACCACTCGCACTATTATCATACAACGGGAAAATCCTTTGTACTGATAAGACTGCATCAGGCAATGTGATGTATTCGTTTGTAATATCTGTTGTAGTTATCTGATGCTTATGATATACTTTATAGATTGCATCAGAATGATATTCTTGGTAGAATTGCAGAGCTTCATCAACGCGATCAGAGATTTGATCTTCGTCAACGTTGATTTCAAGTACTGGTGCTCCGAGTTTGCGGAGACAGTAATCGATTAGTGTCTGTCTTGAGTTTGGAGCTGCCATAAAAAAATAGTCCTACAGATTGTGTTTCTATAAGACTATTTATATACTTTTAAAACTCGACTATTCTGGTGTTTCTTCAGCTGCATCACGTTCAGTGCGAGTCACATAGTCTTCACGGGCTGTTACTAGAGTTACAAAGTCAGCTTGGTTGGATGGGATAGAGTCTGTAAAACTATCGTCATTCATTAGCTTAGTAGTCCATTCAGTCTGCATACGTTTCCAACAATTGTTCTTTTTGCCTGTGACTGCATCTTGCACCCAATCGTTGATGTTGGTTAAGTCGTTAAGCATTACTGCTTGTTCTGTGTCTGTGACTTCTACTGTAATTGTTAATGTTGCCATTGTTGTTTCCTCATTTAAAGTGGGTTATTTCGCCCTATTGTTTAACAAACTAAGTAGCCATTAAAATAAGATTCATCATTAATATCTGTCTGACTATTTCCGCTTGCCTGTAAAAATTCAACTACACAAGTGTCGCCAGCGTCCATGTCCGCCAAAACTGAATTATTAAAATTCCAATAACTTGGGTCAGTAGACATACCATCAAAATCACAAATTGAATGATAGTTACGATTAGACGTTCTTATTCTCACTTGGTAATACTGTGTGCTTGTATCTATGTTATCTAAACGAACTGAAACTTGTAGTTGATATTTACCTGTAACTGGGGCAGTGAATGTGTTTGCAGCGTAATCTTGATTCTGGTCAAATCGTTGGTTTGCAAAAGCAATCTGCAACCAAGCGTTTATACCCATATTATTTTGAGTATTAGCTACAGCAGAGAAAGCTGGCTGATAAGGCTTGGTGACTATGCCAGCACTGTCTATTAAAAGGCGGTCTTCATCATTAGCCCTTAAAGCTAATTTGTTGGTATCTGTAAAATAACGAATACCTCCAACATTATTATTGGATGTAGTACCCATAAAGATACCAGCAGGGTCTCCAGCGTCTGCTATGATTCCGACTATTGCTTGCCCTCTTGTCCCATCATCTTTTATTTCTAACTGACGTACAGGAGAACTACTGCCAATACCCACGTTGCCGGCGCTGCTGATACGCATGGCTTCAAATGAAGTTGAACCAGAATTTATAGGGTTAAATGTTAAATCCTGAGCATGATCACCTGTTGTGCCAGAAGAATGAGTGGAGGTTATTTTTGCAGAGTTTGCTAAACTATGGTAAGTCGCACCAAGGTATAAACTAGCACTTGAAGCTACGTTTCCATAGGCATTACCAGACTGAAAAATACCAAATGCTACATTCCCTCCAATGTTATCTTGAGATGCATCAAGCTTGGTTATAGGCGAGGTAGTACCAATACCCACGTTCTCACTAGCATCTATCGTAATCGCTGTAGCATCTGCGTTATTAACAATCCCTATTTCTGTGCCTGTGTCAGTGAGGGCCTTACCTCTTAAAGCTAGCTTTGCAGCTCTTGTTGCCATTAGTTATTCTCCAATGCTTCAATACGAGCGATTAACTCTTGTATCGTTGCGGTTAATAGTGGAACCAACTTAGATTGGTCAACCCCTTGTAGGTTAGGAACGCTGCGAGTACCCATAACTGCTGCTGTAGTTTCGTTACCTTCATCATCTAATACTGCTGGAGTAACTTCATACCTTTCATCCATCATAGCATCTTTAGTGCCTGTGGCTGCTTCTGGTATTACCTCTGCCAACTCATGCGCTATAAAGCCATTAGTATTACCCCCTTCAATCCAATCAAAG